GCCGCGGTGAGAATCGCCCATACAGTAAGTGCCAATATAGGGAAGCATAAACAGCTTCCCATTGGCGCAAACTTTTTGAGTGTGATTATCTCACCGTTTGGTAACTCGGTCGATGAAGTCCTGCATGCTTCTAGATACGTATAAACGTGTTCTGGGAACAGCAGGCGAACTAGATCAAGACTTACTCTATCCGAGGCCTCATTGAGGTCAAGGGTCGAGTATCTACCAGTTTCGGAACCCCAAAGGGCTCCGATCCTGTTAGGAACTTGATCGGTGAAGTGAACATTGTGTTTTGTTAACACGTGTAACTCCACTAACTCAACAATAGCCCTGCCCAATCCTTGTTGGATCCATTGAAAATCAACGGGTTCACAAGAGATTAGCCTAGGGCCGCGAGAGTCCTTCGGCACGAGTATAACTCGAGCCGGTAAGGTCTCTTGGCTGATGCCAGAGATGGCTTCAGGCCGATCACAAACATGACTCAAAGATGAGAAAAAGTACTCATCTAAAGGGTAATGTGAAGTGATCTTCGCCGAGACGTTTGTCCATAAATACTTGTCCCAGAGCTTTTGCTTGGTAGCAACAGCCCCCGGACCGTGTCTTGGATAAACGTCTTTCGGGTCAAAAGAAGAAAAGAGTCTCGATAAGAGAATCTTCGCTTCCCGCAATACCACTACCTGCGGAGGAGTCGTTGTATAACGGCTTCTGCGAGTAGTAGCATAATCGCGAGTGCTTTCTTCGAGTTTTTCGAAGAGAGGCTCGAGACGTGTGAGATCATTTTCCGTTTCTTTGAAACGGTTAATGACTTGCTGTTCTTGTTCATCGGAATAAGGAAGTTCGTACTTGTAAAACAAATAACAAACTTCCCTGATTACTTTGACGCATTGTGCGCACGGACACTGAAGGAGTGTACCGTCTGGTTGGAGAACCCTATTGAAGAATTCACCGAGAAACCTCGGCAATTCACTATTAATTTGTGACGAAAGTCGCAAATTAGTAGCTTTCAACGGAACCCCTCCTGCAATAGCCTTATCAAAGGCCTTGCCCAGACGAGACAATGTTTTCGTTAGAAAACATAATCCTTCAGCGCGTAGACGGCGATTAACATAGTTAATTGTTAATCGGCAGCTACGAGTGTTGAACACCAATCCATGAGCGTTTGAAACGCTATGGAGTAGTGCAGCGATGATTTTACTTTCATCTAAGCTCTTCCTAGGTGCCATATATATGGTTTCCTATCTTAGAGCATGCAATACACCATAGTCCAATCGAACGATCCTGCTTTGTCTTATCCATAACCATGATAAACATAGAATATGAAAACAACCATACTACCAAGTATACCTAATGGAGCGTCGAGAATCGGCTTTCGCCGAGTACCGTCGTTCCAAGCGGCAATACCTGTACAGCATGGCTGGGGTGCACCATTGGAAGACCTGCCCATAGTCGAAGAAGGAAGCCTTATTGAATCTGCAACTTTCCACGTTTCTGTAAACGGGATCGTTACAGTAGTCAATAACGG